GGCTGATTTGTAAGGAATGGGCTCGCTTACAAATGTAAAATTTGCGAGCTTACAAATTGAGGGTTTTTTGGAGAGGGTAGTACACTGTACCCTGTTGTTGAGGGTCGCAAGTGTTTGTTTTGATTAGGGTTAGTGACAGGGTAGTGTAGGGTACTTAAAACTATATAAGTGTAGTTTTATATTTACAAATAGATAATTTGTAAGGTGTAAACTGGCTACTATATAGAATGGTCACACTACCCTGCCCTGTACACTGTCCACCATGGATTAGGATGATGACCAAGCGAGAGATTGAGCACGCCAAACGATTGCGAGCAGATGGCAAAACCTTCTGGGAAGTCGCGCAGGTGATTGGGATCGGCGAGGCAACAGTGCGGAAATGGCTACGCAATTACGATAGGTATGGTGAGTCGCTCTTCAGCGAGCGGCCGAAGGAGATCGAAGATCGTGAGTGAGGAGAAGCGCAAAGTCGGCAGGCCACGGAAGAAGACGCCACCACTCGCCGAGCCGCCAGCACAGTTCGAGGCAGATCCCGAGCTGGATCTCACAGAGATGCAGGCGGCATTCGTCTGGCACTACACCGAAGGCGCGTGCGGACAGACCGAAGCGGCACGACGAGCAGGGTTCGCATTCCCTGCCGCAAGCGCATCGAAGATGCTGGATGGTGAGACCTTCCCGAAGGTGACGCGCGCCGTCCGCATGAAGCAGGATGAGTTGCGCCAGAAGTACGCGATCACACCAGAGAAGACTGGCTCGATGCTGTGGAAGATAGCAGAGACCAGCTTCGAGACCGGAGCTTACAACGCGGCCGTGAGCGCCGTGAAAGAACTCAATCAACTGGCTGGCTTGACCATTCAGCGTAGCCAGAACCTCAACATCAACGCGAACATCGACAAGATGACGAAGGATGACATCAAGGCTCGGCTCAACGAATTGCTTGGCGTGAACAACGACTTCTCAAGCAAGGACCATTGACAGGTTAGTGACCACTAACTTGGGTCGAACGAATAACAGGTTAGTGAGCACTAACTTACGGATTAAACCGTGTAGAGCCCCTCCCTCATTGTCCCCCCCAACAACTCGGGGAAATTCCTAAATTGCATAAGCGTTTGATTTTTAATTGCAAAACGCAATAAGCGCGGGGTCGCCCCGCCTCGTTTTTCGCGCGCACGCGTCGGGGGCCGGTCTAACTGACGTAAATTTGCATTTAAGGAAGTTATAAATGGCCCGAATTTGGGTCTCTATGGATTTGGTTTTTTGCGGTCAAATCGCGAGGGGGTAGGGGGGGGTGGCACCCCCCTTGGGCAAAACGCGGCGTCGGCTATAGCTATAGCTGAGTTCGGTACATTCAGTACCCAAAAAAATTACTTCGGAAAAGAAGGTGGCCCCTCGGCCCCCAACGCGGCAGGGAGTCCGCGCCTCTTGGGGGTTGCGAGCCGAGGGGCCGATTTTTGGGGCCCCAATGGGCCCCCTAATGACTAGAATTTTACGTCATTTCCTATACTATCGCGAAATGGTTGACAGTCGAAACAAAGGGGCCACCTTCGAGCGGGATATCGTCAAGCGCCTCAATGGTTTTTTTGAGGAGCATGGCCTTGAGATCCGTTGCAAGCGCAACCTTGATCAGTATCAGGCGAAGGATCTGTGCGACATCGAGATACCCGGCTACGCCATCGAATGCAAAGCCTACAAGGATGGGTGGTGGTATTCGAAAAATTGGTGGCAACAGGTTTGTGATGCGGCGGGTGATCGCACCCCTGTTTTGATTTGGAAGTTCAACAACAAGCCAATTCGGGTTACTCTACCGATCAACGCCATCAATCATGGATTGGAGTGTGACGGCGTGGCTGTTGTATCATTTGAGGATTGGCTGGCCTTCCTTTGCGAGGGCTGGGTTGACGAGCAGAGGGCCGCATGAGTAACCCAAGACTAGATAGAGAGACTGGCGCGGCCGCGATTACCGCGCTTTTGAATCCTAACCTTCTTTCCCTGCTGAGCCTTGGATCCCATCTTGCGACGGGTCAGGGCTTTACGCAAAACATCCCCGGCTCCTTGGGCACCAACGTGCGCTCATTCCAGAGCCAGTATATGCCGCAAACCATGGGCGAGCGGATCCTCAACATGGTTTTGGGGCCCCAGACGCCGAATCTTGCGGGCGCTTCGCCGCTTCAGCAGGTCGCGACGATCAACCCCGCCAACTACAGTTATCAGGTGGGTCAGCCTATAGGGCCGAATGTCAACGTGCGCGGCAATGTTGGCGGTGGTCAGGACACGACTTCACAGGCGCTGGAAAACTTGCGGGACCGCGTGAGCGGTACAGCGAGCAGTGCTGTTGATGCAATTCAGCAGGCGTTTACCAATCGGCCGAATGCGCCTGTTTTTGGTCAGACCGGCGTGGGTACTGAGCGCTCGGGCAAGGTGCTTGGCTATGGTGGATTCCGAGATCCAACGCAATATGGTGCCCGCGAGATGCGTGTCGGCCAGTTGCGAGATGGCGGCGCTGTGTCGCAAGTTGATATTTTCGGTTAGGCCGTGAGTGGATTTCGCCCATTCGTTGCAGGGCTCGATCCCTCTATCGATATATTCGAGGAGCCGCGTGAGTCACTGATGACGCCAGCGCAGACCGCGAATGTAGCGTTCGGTTTCGCGGATCCCTTGGGATTGATTGATATATTTGGGATGTACCCTGAGTTTCCCGAGCGCGGAGTAAGCGTTGAGGAAATGGCGATGGGCCCCAGATCGCCAAGTCTTTTGGAAAACATTCAGAACCGCGATTATCTCAACTCGATCTTGCAGTTGGCTGGAGTTGTGCCGGGTGCCGCTGGCACCAGCAAGGCGTTGCGTCAGGCATTGCGTGCCTATCATGGGACTCCGCATAGGTTCCCAAGGGGCCAAAGGGTTCGCAACAAGAAAACTGGCAAGACCTATGTTGCGGATCTTGATAGCCCAGCGCACCAGAAAATCTTGGAAAGCGGTGATTTCGAGCTAATCGGCGAGCCGAGCGACCTCGGGCTTTTCGATATGAGCAGGATTGGGCAAGGCGAGGGTGCTCAAGCCTATGGCCGAGGCTTGTATTTTGCAGAAGCCGAGGAGGTAGGCAAGGGTTATCGAGATAGGCTTGCGCAGAGAGACTTCGAGTATGAAGACGAGCTTTATCGTCGATACAAGCAGGCCGAGGCCGATGAAGATTACATCCGAATGGAGATGCTTGAGCGTGCCATGATGCACGACAAGCCGTATGAGTTCAGAGAGTTAGCCGCTGATGTTGATTACGACGAGGATTATCGAGAGGCCGCATCAAGAATGGCGGAGGAGATTGAAGAACTCAATCCAAACCTTGGATCTCTCTACACCGTAGACATCGACGTTGATCCAGATGAGCTTCTGGATTACGACATACCCCTCAGTGAACAAAGCGATTTTGTCAAAGAGGCTTTCAAAAAAATTCCGCGTGGCGAAGTTGAAATTACGCCTCATCCAGCACGAGAGGGCTACTATTGGGTGAAAGGTAACAACTGGCGCGGTGGCAAAGTGGCCAGAATCGCGTCCAGTCGGGAGCAGGCAGAACGGGTTGCGGCAAAGGCCCGAGGCATTGATCTGGATCTTGAGGGCGATTTACGCGGCGGAGCCCTAATTGAGCAAGCGCCATACGAGCAACAAGAGGGCTTGGCCAATATGCTTCGAGAGGCTGGGATCAAAGGCATCAAATACCTAGACCAAGACTCACGCTTTGTGCCTACACTGGACAGCGGCAAAGATTTGACCAGCAATTATGTGATCTTCGACGACGAACTGATTAAGATCGTAGATCGGAAACGGGAGGGCGGCGCTGTTATGCAACCATTTGTTGCGGGCTTAGACCCCACAATCGACATCTTCGATGACCCGCGAGACGCGGAACCGCTCTTGACACCAGCGCAGGCGGCTAACGTCGGCGGAGGATTTGCTGACCCCTTTGGCATGATCGACATTTTCGGCGGTTACCCTGCGTTCCCATCTGATGAGATGAGCGTCGAAGAAATGCTGGTGGGCCCGCGATCACCGAGTTTGATGGAGAATCTGCGGCAGGGTGAATATCTTGATGCCGCGTTGCAGGCGGCGGGTGTCATTCCGATTGTGGGCGGTGCGGCAAAGGGTATACGCACTGCGAGAGCAGGCATTCGCGCTTTGCCTATCGATAAACCTGCCTCACGGTTAGTGGAAGAGGACATCACTCCTGTAAATCAAATAAAAATGCCAATAGCGGAGGATAACGACGAGCTTGCGCTCCAACAGTTGGCAGAAATGACCTCCGAAAATCAGCCTATCGTCCAGTCTTTCATGCAAAATGTTGACAAAAATTTTGGCACAAAATCTAGTGACAATATTAAAGATCCTGCAAAGGTGGTGCAAAAAGCTAACAGACCTTCAATTTTGGAAAAAAAACCTTGGCACAATATCTCGCACGTTAGAGATACATACCGTTTCCAGACTGAGCTTGAGGACTTCCGAGACATACCGTTAATGATTCGAGACTTGCGGCAACAGGGCATAAGCCTTGTAAAAGCTGACACGGATAAAATGTTCAGCCCGAAAGAGTGGGGTTGGCGAATGGTCGCTTTCGATCTTCGTATGCCTAATGGGCAGATTGTTGAGTGGTATACACCACTCAGGGAAATGAACAAACAAAAGATGGACGAAGGTCATTACCTGTTTGAGCAATGGAGAAATAAAACAGCGGCGGAGCTGGCAGAAGAACAAGACGCTTATTACGATGCTATCCGAAAAAGCAAAGAGGGCTATGATCGAGCGTTCGATCAGGCGCTAGACCGTCTCGGCTTGAGCAGACCCGAAGCAGAAGCGGAGTTCCGCAAAATGGAAAGCTCTTTAGCGGATGCGTTGTAAAAGTCCTTGACCTCTTCTGCCGTAGCTATGTCTTGCGGGTCTTTGATGTCATCAAGCCACACCCCGTCTCGATTACGAGTCAAGACCGATCCATCCTCCAAAAACAAAATGGCTCTAGGTGTCTCGGCCTCCATTAGCGCAAATTCTTTAGCCATAGTTGGTTACCTCCGTGATGATTATATCACGGCGCACCATTCACGCTCTAGGCGTATGCCATATATCACGCCGCGATCTTTTGCTCTTGAAGAATGTTCATCATTTCTCGCGCCGCATTGTTTTTGATTCGATCCAGCAACCAGTAGGCGTCTTGCTCGATCCAGTCGGGTCGCTCGCAAGACTGATACTCGATTTGCGCCAGCAAGGCGTAGGCATCAGCGGCGTTGATTCGCGGAGCCTTCTCGGCTTTTCGCGCCTCGACGGCACAGTCTCCCAAGAACTCAACCAACTCCTCATCAGATTCAAGGAAGCCGCCATACTTGCCGTGGTTTGGATATCGGTAGGCAACAGACGCGATGTTGGCAGTTGCCAGCTTTAGCGCCAGATTGACCACATCAATATCACCCTCACCGATAGGCTCCCTGCTGAAGCCATTGTAGGCATGAAAACCCCACCTATGTCCTGCGGCGTAGGCCGCGACTTTTGCAAAGTCTTCGGCACCGCAAAGATAAGCACTCATAAAAATCTCTCCCTGTTTCAGTGGAAAAGCCCACTCAGAAGGGCACCCGAGAGTGCCCGACTGGCTGGGCTCTAGTTTCCAGAGTCCTCCCAAACTAAATTTTCTGCGGGATAAAGCTCGTCGAACATATCCCTCTCGTCGTAAAAATCTCCAT